CTATTTTTGTTAGCCCGCGCGTTGAACCTACCAATGCTCTTACCCGGTAGGGGTAGAACAAGATGGTAGCCCATACGTGTGGGTACAAAAACCTTACTAAGAAAGGTTGCCTGGTACAGACATTCATGCCTCTTAACCTTAGCTTCCATCAGCGCCTCGGAGGCAACTGAGGTGTAAACTTTGGTGAGGTATTCAGTCTTTCCCAGCATGCAAGCAAGCATGTCGTCGCCCATCAACAGAGCCCGAACCTTTTGAATCTTCAGTCTCTTGCAAACAGCCCACAAAATGCAACCGTTCCAAAACGTGTTGCGAAATGTTGTGTCTGTGGCGCCAGTTGGAAGTTGATTATCAAGTGTTGCCTTAATGCCGTGTTTGGAATTCTTGACTTGGAAATGGTTAGTCTTCATGTGAAGTCTGACGAACCATTCTGGGCATCCCAATACACGCATTAATGACAATTCTAACAACTGGACGTCTGAACATTGAAATTTGTCGTTACTGCTGAAATCCGCTTCAACCCAATACTCTCCTTCTTCGCGCTTCTCTACGAAAGGAACATACTCTTCGGGAACCTTTTTGTAACTGGTTCTGAACTGCCATTTGCCATTCATGCGATTAAGGCACTTGTCAAACCTGGTCATGAGCTCATTGAACATGGGCCCAGAAATGGCATTGTACAGGTCGGTGCCTTTGAAAATCACACGAGGAGCCCAATTGGGTTTGTGGCCAACTAGCAGTGCTTCAATCTTCACGAATATGTCCTTCATGGAATAATCTCTGACGCCAGCATTAGGCAATTTCTTGAGTGCTTCGTCCATCCGAGCCTGTTTCTCGGGTGCGAACTTAGCTCTCCATGTGTTATACAGAGTCTCATTCCAATCAAACTTGAGTAGTGGCTGAGGGCAAACTTCCTTGACGAATTCATGTGCGGCGTTAACTATGTGCGGAGTAGCTCTGCCAGCATTAAAGTAGTTGCAACGTTTACGAAACGCAGCCACAGTATTGTGCCAACCATTGTCAGGAACAACAGGG